AAGTCCATTTCAAATGGGTTTCCAACATAAATTATCTCTCCATTTGAGTATTTTCGGCGTTGTCGTTTATGGAAATGACCAGATACTATGAGTTTAGACTTATTAAGTAAGTCGCATGACTGAATACCTGCCTCGCATACTTTAAAACTATTAAAATTAAAATTTTGAATTTCAAAATGACCGACTAATAAGTCACATTCTGGAATTTTATCTATATTTGTACCCCACGGACAGAAGCCAACCTGCTTATTAAANATAGTTTGTATACACGGCTTATCAAGGATATTAATGTTTTTTCTATTATTTAAAATAGATAATGAATGTACATTAGAATTGTCCTTATAATAAGCATCATGATTACCGGGAATCATAATTATTTCAAACTCATTAAATAAGTCTAATACATCATTGGCAAAATNTAGGGATTTTACATTTATTTCATCTCGATAATGAAAAAAATCACCTCCAAAAAACAAATTAGTAATATTTTGTTCTTTTAGTTCGTTTGTGAACCATTTTGCCCACTCTAAAGTAACATCATGCCACTTTTCACTATTTTGATGTATGCCAATGTGTAAATCAGAAAAGAATCCGATTTTTTTATTGTTTTCAACTACCATTATGTATATAATTCTCGGTCGTAATCTTTAACTGGTTGTTTATTTACTATTTCTTCATCTCTAGCTAGCTGACCGTATACTTGTTCTTGATAATCATTAATTGTGTCTCTATATTTCTTTTCTTTCTTTATTCTATTAATAAATGCATGATAGGCGATAGTAGTAAAATATGAAAATGGATTTGATGGAGAATCTATTCTAAATTTTTTGTTGTTTACTGCTGCTATCATTTTTACAACAGCATCACCAATCATTTCATCTTTATAGCTATAATTTATAAAGTTAGGAGAATAACTTAAACCAACAGCAATTTTATAAACAGACATAGCTAAATCATCGATTAAGTCGTCTGTTTTATAATAATCTGTTAATTGTTGTAAAAATTCCTTCGGATTAACGTAATATGTTTTTTTATTTTTCTTTTTTGTTTTTGGTTTCATAATACTGCGTAAAAATATAATTTATATGCTCGCTGTCATATAATGATAGGCGCTGCTCCATGTGCCGTTGACCATAGCGTAAGTTATCAGCAATGTCAAAGATTGTAAGCTCTTTTTTATCAGAATGCAATCGTAGGCCTCGGCCTATGCTTTGTATTATTTTTATTTTTGCTTTTCCGCCACCTGCGAACATTATATAATGTAAATTTTTTATATTAATACCTGTAGAAAATATTTTAGAAATAGCGACAACTATTATATTATTCTGTTCTTCCATTAATGTTTGTATTTTTTTACGCTCAGATACCTCTACTTCTCCTTGAATAAAATATACTTGTTTAGTTTTACAAATATCTTTTAATGTATTAAGCAATAATTCACCATGCTCAATATAGTCGATTAATATTAACGCGTTCCTATCTAATTTATTTGAAAGCTTTGCTAATAAATTATTTCTAAAGCAATTATTGCGTATAAATTCATTTTCTTGCAAGTAGTACGCATTAGAGTTGCTTCCATGATATATTTGTGAAGATGGTGTGTCGTAATTTAGTTCTAATACGTGTACCTTTGCGGGTACGACATACTTTTCGTTTCTTAATTCATAAGCTTTTTTTTCAAATAATTGCGGTCCTATCTTTCCAAAAATATTCCACTTGTCTAATAAATCGTCCGGTAACGTACCAGTAAAGCCAAAGCGGTGTGAGGTAGTGATTTTCTTGAGAATATTATTTATCTTATTACCTCTTCTTACTTTATGTACTTCATCTACTATTAAAAAATCAATATGCTCTATCCACGAGATATCTTGCTTTGAGCTTTGTAGTATACCTAAATTAGCTATAATAATATTACGAGATAGTATTAATTCATCCTTCCCAGTATATTTGGTTGTAGAAAACGATACACCATATTGCTCGAAGTCAGATATTGTTTGATTTACTAATCCTAAATCAGGCACAATAACTAAGCCTTTAAAGTTTTTACTATAGTTTTTATAATAAAATTCTAACAAGCCAGCCATAGTTAAGGTTTTACCTCCGGCGGTTGCTAATATTATTGTGCCACGGCCAATNTCAATACATTTATTGATTATATCTTGTTGATACTCTCTGTATTCTAAATTTAAATTATAATCAATAATATTATCTTTACGTAATGTAGGTACTAATGAATTTTTTATTTCTTTTGAAAAATTAATTTCTATATTTTTTATTTTGCAAAGCTTTGCAATTTCCATTAATAATCCAATATCACATTTACCTTGTTGAGTAATTGCGTATGTTCGGTGAGGAACAAACCGTCCGAATCTTCTTTGAAAATGAGCTGCTTCGTTTTTTACACTAAAATGTTCTCTGATAATATCTAATTCAGGACCCTCTAACATAGCTTGAGAGTTTGAGCGTAATGTAATATTAATCATTGAGTTTCAAGCTTCATTAATTCGACTAAATTTTTTATATCATTTGTCGCAAAGCTTATATTTTTGTATATATTTTCTAAGAAGCTAATAATAAGGACTTCGTTTTGAATTTTTGAATCTATAGCTTTTATTTCGTTTTTATTTTGAACCGCCTTTTCTGCAATAGATCTATTTACGCGTACTGGTTCATCTTCTTGATACTTAGTTATATATCCCTCTAAGAGAGATGCTCGATCAGATTTAAATTTATTTAAATTAATTTTATGATTAATTAATCTGGCTGACCATTTATGTTTATTAGAAATCAATCGTTCTTGAGTGGAAGTAACTTCTAATCGATCTAAATTTGTATCAATACTCGCCTCTTTAAGGTATTGATTGATAATATCACCAATCTCCATTTATTTATTATAGTATATTTATGTAGAAATCAACTAAATAATTATATGCCGCTTAATTTATTTGATCAANTAGTTNCACAANTATTAAATGATAACACTGTTGCCTCNGCTGGGCTAGGTCAAGGCACAGGTGAGTATAATAGTGGAGATACATATCAACCAGATGATGCGAGAATACCCAATGTATTAGGTGCTACTATAGAACGCAAGGGTAAGGTAAAGAAGGAAAAGAAAAAGCGTAAAAAGAAAAAACTTGCAAGGTCTAGCTAAGTCATAAGTAATTATATAATGCCGAGCGCGGCCAAACAAAAAGGTAACAGCTGGGAGCGAGAAGTCGCAAAAGATCTAAGTGAGACGTTTAATGAGAATTTTATTAGAGTTCCAAACTCCGGTGCCTATACTGGAGGCGCTAATTTTCACCGACTTGATCGATTAACGGAAGATCAAAAACGTATGATGGATGGAGATATTATGGTACCTCCGTGTATGTCTTCCTTTAAGATNGAGTGTAAAAGCTATAAGACATTTGATTATCATAAATTATTCACTAATAATTTAACTTTAAATAAATGGATTAAACAAGCTGAAAGTGAAGACAATTGGTTTNTAGTTATTAAAGTAACTCGTAAAGGTAGTTATATTTTATTTCCAACAAACTTATCACATTATTTCCGATATAAAAATTACTTGCGTTATACTAGCAAATATATTATAACTAGTTACACGGATTTTTGGAAGAACAATGCAGATAGAATTAGACAACTTAACGAAAAACACACATCTAAGCCCGAGTCTCTCATATAGGTTACCTAATTCACTCTTTAATATTATTAATTTTACTCCGGTANTAGAGCGTATTCATAATTCGTCTATAGATAAGGTATCTGAATTTGACAATGAATTAAAATTTAATAATAAACAGCATAAAAAATATATATTTCATTATTTTATACACTATACCTGTGAGGTATTAAAGAGTTATAATAATAAGAAGAAGCCTGTTATATATTTTGATAATGCTAATAAGCTTAATGAAAAATATATTCCTTTTTTAGATGTTTTTATTAAAAAATTCCCGGTTATCGTAATACGTGAACCACTGTCTTTAAAGGATTTTAAGAAAAAACTTAAATGTGATGGTTTTGCAGCGGAACTAGTTGTAGTGTTAATGAGAAGACTTA